GAAGTGAATATCCTAAGATGGGAAAGAAACTTTGATAAAGGGGATAGAGATAGAAGACAAGGATGGTATCTCCCAGTCAAACTGGATATGGCCTAAAATCTTTTTTATCTAATGCACTTGAGCTACTGTATGTAGTCCCCTATATATAGTATATAAAGAGAAACTTAGAAAGGAACTAACCAATGTCTATACGAAGAATGAAATACAAAAAAAATGGATTCGACATGCTGTGTCGTGTCCACGGATCTGGAGAATATTCAGAGGCCACCATCCTTATCAAGTTACAAGGTGAAGATAAGTACATCATTATCGGTGAAATCTATAAAACCACAAACCTAAACTGGACACATCAAAAAGGTGTTAACCAAATTAATAAAAAATCTTGGCATGATTCTGCCAAAGATCTCTACGCTGTCTTCCAAAAGGAGGCAGCGTAATGTTTAAAGTAACTACAATCATAAAAGCACCATCTGGACGTTTTATCTTTGTTGGTCGCGTCCATGAAATCCTCTGCAACACAAGTTACAATACGATTGAAGATGCCAAGTGCGCGGCAGTCGATTGCATGATGGCTATCGGTGAGACTTTCCCAGTAGCGGTATCGTCAGAGGAGGCAGCATGACCCTAGCCGTAATGCAATGCCCAAACTGTAAAGGACTTGTTAGGCTTCAAGCCAAAGAATCAAGAACTCACACAGCATATGGATTTCCAACAATGAAGCGCAGGAGAATATGTCCTGAATGCAACTTTAGAATAACAACAATCGAATTGCCAATTTTATTGGCTAATGATATTTTCGCAGAGGATGAGTGATGATCGTTAAATCTTGGAAGTTTAAAGGATATGATAAGGTAGATAACTTTCCATCTTGGGTCCAGCAAAATACTAGCAAACGTGCAGGGTCAGATCTTATATGGGTCCACACACAACAAGGCGAAATGTCAGCTAAAAAAGATGAGTGGATCTCAATAGATATAAAAGGTCATCTCACAATACATGAAGAAAAACCAGATAGTCTCGGAAAAGATATTATAGCTGGAATCGCCTTTGCAATTATATCAGCAGTCACAATTATAACTTTCCTAGCATGGTAACAAAACAATTCGCACAGCATTGCTTTGAGCAGTACAAAATGAACCACCACGGTTATCATGGGTTCAATCACTGGGCCAGAGTAATGAAACACGGCAGATTCCTTGCAGCTAAAGAAAATGCCAATCTTAAAGTCGTAGAGTTGTTTTGTATTATGCATGATACTCAAAGACAAAATGAAAATAGAGATCCTATGCATGGATGTAGAGCTGCAAAGTTCGCACATAAAGTTAGAGGAATATGGTTTGACATAAGTGACAGAGATATGCGCCTACTTGACGAAGCTCTAACATACCATTCAGACGGTTACACAGATGCAGATATAACAGTTCAAACCTGTTGGGACGCAGATAGGCTGGATCTTGGAAGAGTTGGCATTAAACCCAATCCAAAAAAACTCTGTACTCAAACAGCAAAAGATATTATCATAGAATTAGTTTAGATATCTCTGTCTTTACCTCAAAACTTGGCCCACTTCGGTGGGCCTTTCTTTTTTTTAAATTCTACATTACATTCAAATTAAGAAAGGTATTCATATGGCAAAGAAAAAATCCAAGAACTCTGTCGGTAGGCCAAAGTTCGAGGTCACTGAAGAGGTTCTAGAAAACGTAGAAAATCTTATGACCAAAGGACTAACAGTAGAACAATGCTCTGGGATGTTGGGCATTTCGTCATCAACTTTCTATTTGTATCAGGCAGAAAATTCGGAGTTTTCGGACAGGATAAAGGCTGGGCAAGCGCGTGGAATCGACGCCGTGACCAACGCACTCTATGAAAAGGCCACGATTGATAGGGATAATACAGCTATTATCTTCTTCCTGAAGAACCGCGCAGGATGGGTGGATAAGCAAGAGCATAAAGTGGAAACAGAAAATACATTAACACTGGATCTCACAAGGATTGGAACACATGAACTCGCAGCAATTGAACGCGCTTTTGAGCAATCTAACGCTGGAGCAAATCAGAGCGGAGAAATACCGCAGATCATTGAGGGAGTTTACGAAGAGCGCATGGCCGACGATTGAACCGGGCGTCGAGTTTCAAAACAATTGGCACGTTGACGCAATTAGTGATCACCTTCAAGCTGTGGTGGAGGGCGACATCAAGCGCCTGATTATTAACGTGCCGCCACGCCACATGAAATCAATCAGTGTGGCCGTTGCGCTCCCTGCGTGGACTTGGGCAAGACAGCCGCAGAAAAAGTTTCTATACGCTTCATATGCTTCTTCCTTGTCAATAAGAGACAGTACCAAGTGTCGCCGTCTAATCGATAGCCCTTGGTATAAAAAACATTTTGGAGATACTTTTGAACTGACTGACGATCAAAACCAGAAGCAAAGATTTGAAAACAATAAGACTGGATATCGTATCGCAACCTCAGTCGGTGGCGCTCTGACTGGTGATGGTGGCGACATAATCTGTATTGATGATCCACACAACGTAGTAGATACCGACAGCTCTAAAGTGCGTGAAGGTGTGCTTGACTGGTGGGATCAAGCCATGCAAACACGGCTAAATGATCCGCGAACTGGCGCATTTGTTATTATTATGCAGCGCGTCCATGAACAGGATCTGACAGGCCACATACTGGCCAATGAGCTTGGCAATGAGTGGGATCACCTATGCTTGCCTGCAAGATATGAAATCGGCCACCCATCGCCCACAAAATCAACTCTTGGATTTGAAGATCCGCGCACAAAAGAAGGAGAATTACTTTGGCCAGATCGAATTGACGAACATACACTGTCAACTTTAGAGCGATCACTTGGCTCATATGCAGCCGCTGGGCAACTCCAACAGCGTCCTAGCCCCAAAGGGGGCGGCATATTGAAAGCTTCATGGTGGGTTCCTTGGGAGAGCGAGGATCTACCAGAAATTGAATATGTACTACAATCTTACGATACTGCATTTGAATCTAAAGAAAGCTCCAGCTTCAGCGCCAGAACAACTTGGGGCGTTTTTCGTCATCAGGGCGCGATGTGCGCCATTGTTTTAGAATGCTGGTACGATAAGGTCAGCTATCCTGATTTACGCAGAATGGCGCAAGAAGCTTATGAAGATTGGGAACCAGACGCAGTGCTGATCGAAAAGAAGGCTTCAGGCCAATCTCTGTTACAGGATCTCCGCATGGCAGGCGTACCTGTATTGGCTTATAGCCCAGATCGTGATAAGGAAGCTCGCGCTCACGCAAGCTCTGCTCTTTTGGAAGATGGAAGGATTTTCTTCCCTTCTGACAGAAAATGGGCTAAAGACTTAATTGACATATGTGCAGCTTTCCCAGCTCACCCTAATGATGATGTTGTTGATACATGCACCCAAGCATGGCTAAGATTGCGTAAAGGCTGGTTTGTTGGTCACTCAGAAGACCCAGAAGAAGAAGATTATGTTGAGACAAGAAGGATAACCTTGTATGGCTGACCCTAATATTATCCCTTTCGCAGAAGGATCACCACCCGACGATCTTATGGTAGAAACTTTGCCAGACGGTGATGTTTTAATCGGTGATCCAGAACTGGATATGGCAGAAGAACTTGATGATGCACAGTTCGACATTAATCTAGCTGAAGTAATCGATGAAAAAGAATTAGGCAGAAAAGCACAAGATCTTGTAGGTTTTTACGAAAATGACCGTGCGGCCAGAGCTGAATGGGAGGAACGCTACAAGCAAGGGCTGAAGACATTAGACCCAGACGGTGGCCTTGAAGCAGGCGAAGATGAACGCGCAACTCGCGGCTTGTCTGTTGTCGTACATCCGCTAATCGCTGAAGCTGCAACTCAGTTTAATGCCAAGGGCTATAGCTGAACTATATCCGTCAGGTGGTCCAATCAAAACGGTTATTGTTGGTAATCCTGATGAAGATCTTGAAGAGCAAGGACGCAGAGTTCGTGAGTTTATGAACTACCAGATCACGCAGGAAATGCCTGAGTATTTCCCAGATCTGGATCAAATGCTATTTCACCTTCCACTGATCGGACATACGTTCAAAAAGGTCTGGTGGGATGCCAATATGGACCGCCAGTGTAGCCAGTTCGTAATGGCTGAAGACTTTGTGGTGGCTCCAGAAAGCAAAGATCTCTACACTTCGCCGCGATATACACACGTTATTCGTATGCCAAAGAATGACTTTAATCGGTATGTTCAAAATGGTTACTACCTACCGACAGAATATGCTGGAGGAGATCCGATAAATTCCACAGATGATGTAATTGGTGAGATCGAAGGCGTTGATGAATATGGGGATGACAGTGAAGACGATGTAATGACATTGCTGGAAATGCATGTCTATGATTTGTTTGACTCTGTTGATGCTGAAGATAATAACGATAATGACTATGACGAAAACGAAGTCTCAATTCCATATGTTATTACGATTGATTATGATAATCAGAAAATTGTAAGCATCAGACGCAACTGGGATCAAGATGATGAGCTTAAAAAGCGCCGTGACTGGTTTGTAAGTTATAAGTTTCTGCCTGGCCTTGGCTTCTATGGTTTTGGTCTTTACCACATGATCGGCGGCTTGGGTAAGGCAGCTACAGGTTCCCTTCGCGCCCTCCTCGACAGTGCCGCATTTTCTAATATGCAAGGTGGTTTTAAGCTGCGTGGTCGTGTTGCTGGTGGAGATATGCAGATATCGCCCGGCGAATTTGTTGATCTGGATAGCACTGTTGACGATGTAAACAAAGCAATTATGTCGCTGCCGTTTAAAGAGCCATCAAGCTCTCTGTTTAATTTATTGGGTTATATTGTTGAAGCTGGACAGAGATTCGCCAGCACAGCAGATCTCAATGTCGGGGATGTTAATCCGAATGCTCCAGTTGGCTCTACAGTTGCTCTTATTGAGCAGGGTTCAAAGGCGTTTAGTGCTATTCATAAGAGATTGCACTACGCGCAGGGCCAAGAGTTTAAACTCCTTGCGAAGCTAAACGCAGAGAACCTCCCCGATGAGTTTAGCTTTTCGCAGGCTGGAGCTGCGGAAACCATTTATCGCTCTGATTTTGATGATCGCATAGACATCCTCCCTGTTAGCGATCCAAATATCTTCTCTACGGCCCAGCGCATCGCGCAGGCTCAAGCTGTTTTGGAGATGGCGAAATCTGCTCCGCAGCTCCATGATTTGTACGAAGCCTACAAGCGGATGTACGAAGCCCTTCGGATTAATAACATTGATCAAGTTCTAAAGAAGCCTGAAGACGCAATTCAGATGGACCCAATTGATGAAAACATGAGCGTCATGTACGGCAAGCCAATACGCGCTTTTCCAGAGCAGGATCACGAAGCCCACATTGCGGTTCACATGCAGTTCTTGCAAGATCCATCACTGGCAGGCAATCCAGCCGCACAGAAAACAATGGGTCCGATATTTATAGCTCACATAGCGGAACACATTGCGCTTCTGTATCGCCAGAGAATGGAGGCCAGCGTGAATATGGAGCTGCCACCAATGCCTGANTTTAAANATCCCAAGTTTACATTCAAAGATGTAGACCCAGAAATGGATAGATTGATCAGCCAGAGAGCGGCACAAGTTGTTCAGGCGTCACCACAAATGAAGCAGATCCAATCGATAACCAATATCGGCAAGCAAGGTCAGCAGCAGGGTAATCCATTACAATATGCACAACAACTTGCAAAACTTGAAACAGAAGCTTTAAAAGCCAGAACTCAAGCTCAAATTGATGCAGACCAAGCCAAAGCAAAATCAAATATTGAAATCAAGCAAGCCGAAGCAAGGCAGGATATGCAGATTGAAGCGGCAAAAGCGCAAGCTGATTTGCAGGCCAAGATCACAAAGCTTGAAGCAGACTTACAGCTTGAACGAGAAAAGAATGCAGCTAAGATACAAATGGAGGCAATGAAGAATGTACCCAGAGTATAATCTGCCTCCAATTAATCCTGCTGCGTTTGGCGGTTTACCGCAGCAGGGTCCACAAGGTGGCCCTCCTATGGCTCCATTTGGGGGGCCGCAGGGCCAACAACCACAAATAGATATGAATAGATACTTGATAGAAAAAATAATAAATTCAAAGCGCCGTACAGGTGGCGGTGATATAGGGGCATTAGCGTCTTTAGCTACTGCACAGCCTCAACAGCAGCAACAAGCAAGGACGGGCTAATGGGTGGAATGTGTGGTATGAGTTCAGGAGGAAATAGTTTTAGCGAAAGTTTAGCTAATGCGTCCACTCCAAATGATGGTGCTTCGTATGTAAATGGTCAATTGGTTGATGATATAACTGGTGCGCCCATAGCCTCTGGTGGCATGTCATCTACAGGAAATGTAATATCGGGAGCTATGAATACCACTTCCAATGACATTATCAGCAGTAATGTATCAAACGATAGCCAAGCTAGGGTAACAAATGATAAACAAAGCGGCTTGACTGGCTTTAACGAAACACAATTAGATAATCAATGGGGATACACACGCGCTGACGGTACTGTTGTATCTGCTGGTGTGGATAAAATTGACGGCGGCGGCATGAATTTTGGCGGTGAAACTTTTGGATATAGTGGTGGTCAATTTGTTGATGAAAATCAAGATGGATATATAACTGATGA